AGCAGATAAGGATAGTAAGTTATTTACAGGTTACTTTTTAATTAATGAATTTGACATTCAAAGTTTAGATTTTAGAGATACATTCTTTTTTGAGAATGAGTATTGGAGACTTAACAAAATAATTGATTATGATAGAATAAATAATCAACCTACAAAATGTGAGTTTATTAAATTAAAAACTTTACCTACTTACATTGATGATGATGGATTTGATAATAAAGGCGGTATAGAAGACAATGGAAATATTATAGCACCAACAGGAAGGATAACAGGTGGTTATAATAATAATTTTTATCCTGAAGGTGCAATTGTAAGTGGTAGAAATAATGTAATTCAAAGTGGTGACGGAATAATTGTAACAGGCAATGATAACTTTATTGGCATAGGCTCAAAGAATGTAAGCATAACAAGTTCGAGCGGAGTTAATGTTTTAGGCGGTGTTTCAAATATAAGTGTAACAAATAGTTCAGGAATAACAGTAACAGAATCCAATGTAACTTATAACAATGGAATTAAGACTTTAAACAATGTATCTTATAAAAAATATGTTGCTTTACTTAGTCAGTCAGGAGTTACAGCACCTACAGTAGTAGAGTTAGAAACTACAATGAGTAGTGGCATTACTTCAAGTTATTATTTAGTAGGTGAGTATAAATTATTATCAAATGCAGAATTTACAGCAAATAAAACATTTGTAATGATTAATCAAACTGGATTAAGTATGGTTGGAACACAGGCTATAATATTAGCAAACAGAATAGGTAATAGTGAAATATTAATTCAAGTTGCAGACACAATGGGTACTGGTTACATGGATAATGTTTTATTAGATACCCAAATCGAAATACGAGTTTATTCATAATTGGTACTTAAAAGATAATGGCAAAGACTACAATAGACATAGAAATACAAACCAATGTAAGTGGTGAATCTGTAAAAGACCTTAGACAGCAATTCAATGAAGTTGAAGATGCCTTATTTGAAATGGCAGGAGCTGGAAAGCAAAACACAGAGGAGTTTAGAAAATTACAAAAAGAAGCTGCAAAAATAAAAGAGCGTGTTGATGATTTAAATGAATCTATTGATATGCTAAAACCTGAAGCTAAATTTCAAGCAATTGCAAATTTAGGAGCAGGAGTTGCATCAGGATTCGCAGCAGCACAAGGCGCAGCTCAACTCTTTGGTCAAGAAAATGAAGCCTTAGATAAATCACTTGCAAAAGTTCAGGCAGCAATGGCTTTAGCTCAAGGAGTTCAAGGACTTGCAGGAATGGGCGATAGTTTAAGGGTTGTTGGTGCTATGCTTAAATCAACAACCATTGGAACAAAGTTAGCAACTGCTGCTCAATGGTTATGGAATACTGCTATTATGGCGAATCCAATAATGGCTATTATAACTGCTATTGGTGCTTTAGTAACAGCTATTATTATTCTAACTCGTACAATGAATGATGAAGATGAAGCGCAAAAAGAGGTTATTAAGAATAGAGAAAAAGAGTTAGAGTTAATGCAAGAAGCCGATAAGGCAATGCAAAAAGAAGCTGACTTTAGAAAGAATTTAGCAGCAGCACAAGGTAAGAGTGCAAAAGAACAACTTGCTTTAAATGAAGAATTAAGTAAGCAAAGAATAAAGCAAATTGATAATGAAATTCAAACAGCAAAAAAATTAATACTTGAAAGATTAGCTAGAGCAAAAAATGCAGATGAAGAAGAAAAAGATGAGTTATATAAAGCTAATTCAGAAACTTTAAAGTTAATGAAGAGTTTAGCTGATGAAAGGCTATCTATTCAAAGAAATTTACAAATTGAAAGCACTAAATTAGAAACAGATACAAATAAAGCGGCAGCAGATAAGGCAAAGGAAAAACAACAAAAAGATAAAGAAAATGCTGATAAAAAAAGACAAAAAGACTTAGAAGATGCTGAAAAATGGAGACAAGAACAAGCTAAGTTTATTCAATATGAAATAGATGCTTTAAATAATAAATTTGGTGAAGAGGAACAAATAATTGCAGAACAACAATTAGCAACAAAAATAGCATTAGGAATTGCAACTCCTGAAGAAATAGATGCGTGGGATGCTATGCGTTTACAAAAACAAAAAGAATATAACGCTGAAGTTGATGCTGAATTAAAGCGATTAAAAGAAATAGAAGATAAAAAAAGAAAGGATGATGAGGAAAAAGAAAAATTAGCACTTGAAATTAAAAAAAGAAATAATGAATTTGCTGTAAAAGCAACATTAGAATCTTTACAGGTTATACAAAGTTTAACAGATGCTTTTGCAGGTAAAAGTATAGAAAGTCAAAAGAAAGCATTTAATGTAAAAAAAGCTGCAAGTTTAGCACAAACAACTATTGAAACATATTTAGCAGCACAATCAGCATTTGCATCACAAATAATACCAGGTGACCCAACAAGTCCAGTAAGGGGAGCAATAGCGGCAGGTTTAGCAATAGCAAGTGGTTTAGCAAGAGTAGCTGTAATTGCCAAAACTAAATTTGAAGGTGGTGGCGGTGGTGCAAGTGGTGGCGGTGGCGGTGGTAACTTAGGGACGTTTAGCCAAGGCGGTGGCGGTGGTCAACCTCCGCAAGGATTAACAGCACAAAACACAGTAACTCAACTTAATCCTGATGGCACAGTAGCAGGGCAAGGCAATAGAGAAGCTGCACCAATGAAAGCGTATGTAGTAGAAAGTGAAAGTAGAGCAGTAACAGAAAGAGTAAACAAATTAAGTAATAATTCAAAAATAGGATAACATGGAAAATTTACCAGTTTATAAATTAGTAATTGACGATAGTGATGAATTAGGAGTTGAGTACATTGCTTTGGTGGACCAACCTGCAATAGAGACCAATTGGCATACTTTTAAAGAACATCAATTTGAAAGTTATACTGATTACCCAAAACAAGCAAGTGAGAATGCTAAAATAGCTTTAAGATATGCAGAAGAAAATGGATGGGGAGATTGTGGAACTCCCGTTGGGAAAATTAGAGCAAATCAATTAGCTAATGGTGAAGCTATAAGTAGAGATACAATTGCACGAATGGCTGCATTTGAAAGGCATAGACAAAACTCACAAAAAGAGTTAGGCGATGGCTGTGGCAGGTTAATGTGGTTAGCATGGGGCGGTGATGCGGGTATAGAGTGGGCGCAAAGAAAGTTAGAGCAAATTGATAGAGAAAAAATGGTTGTAAACCCAAGAGCAGGTGAAAGCAAAGATGAATTTGTTTCACGTTGCATTTCTGTTGAAATAGGAAACGGAAAAGAACAAGACCAGGCTGCTGCTATTTGTTATTCAAAATGGGATGAACAAAACATGAAAGCTCAGTTTAAATTCTTTGCAGATAAAGAACGTAGATTGATTAGCGGCGCACTCATGATTTCTGATTTACCAATTTATAGAGCAGATGAAAGTGGCGAGTACTATGTAGTGTTTGACAAAGAACAGATTGAAAAAATAGCACAAAGATTTTTCAAAAAAGGATTTACTCATAACGTAAATATGATGCACGATAGTGAAAGACAAGTTGATGGAGTTTACATGGTTGAATCTTTTATTATTGACAAAACAAGAGGCATCAAAACACCTGAAGGATATCCAACTTTAACAGAAGGTAGTTGGTTCGGAACTTTTAAAGTAGACAATAACGAAGTTTGGAATGACTTTATAAGAACAGGAGTGTTTAAAGGTTTTAGTGTTGAGGGGGCTTTTGCTCATAGAAAGCTAAAAGATGCTCCTGTAAGCGTTATCGAAAGTCTAGCCGATAGAATACACAACTTAAGAAAAAAAGTGGCAGAGATTGCAACTAAATGAATTTAATGTACTTTATAAAAAAACAACATAATGGAAAATAAAAAACAAACGTTTAAAGAAGTTTTTTCAGATATGAAAGAATTATTTAAGGATATTTTTCAAGACGAAGTAAAAGACTTGAAATTTGCTGACTACAAAGCAAAAGACGGTTCTATTGTTCGTACTGATACAGAAGAAATCGCAATCGGTTCTAAACTGCAAGTTATAACTCCTGATGGCGTTATGGACTTACCAGTTGAAGTAACTGAAATGGTTATTATGGTAAATGAAATGCCAATGAAAGTTTACGTTGAAAACGGAGTTGTAAAAGGCATTGAACCTGAAGAAGTAATGGAAGAACCTGTTATGGAAGAGATGGCATCCGATAATAACGAACAATTTGAAGCTAAATTTGCTGAATTAAACGAGCGTTTATCCAAGTTAGAATCTGCATTAGGTTTATCAAATCAAGCATTAGAAGCCGCAAACGCTTCAATTTTAGCACAAACAGATTTAAATAGAAAGTTATTTTCATTAATTGAAAAAGTTGCAGATGCTCCAAGTGTTGAGCCTAAGTCAACTTCAAAAGAAAACTTTAAAAAATCAAACACTACAAGTTTAGAAGAATTTAGAAAAAAAGTATATAACTATTAACCAATAAAACAAAAAACAAAATGGCATTTTCATTTGATTCAATGACTGCTTATGTTGAAGAAAACAGAGCAGACCTCATCACCAAAGCGATATTAGGTGGTGTAACTTTAGGAAAAGGTGTTGACATCCGTACAGGAATTAAGTCAACAGAAAAAATCCCTGTATTAGAAAGTACAGTACCATTCCAAGCAGAAGCGTGTTCATTCACAACTTCAGGAACTACTACTTTTTCACAGGTATCAATCGCAACAGTAGGTATTAACTTTGCAGAACAATTCTGTTTAAAAGATTTAAATACTTACTACACTCAGAAGTATTTACCAGCAGGAGCAAACAATGATTCTTTATCAATTGCACAAAACATTATCGACAGAAAATTAGCACAGGTTGCTAAGAATGTTGAGAATATGTTATGGCAAGGTTCTACAACTTACACAAATTCAACTGTATTAAAACAAATGAATGGTTGGTTAAGAACTATTGATGTTGCAGGAACAGCAGTAGCGGCAACAGCATCTACTTTAAATGCAAC